GCTAATGTACCAACTCTTTCAATACCCATGTTGTATTGGTCTTGCTCAGGAGACGCGTTAGATACGTGGAAGTATTCTAAATCGTCAAAGATAGCAGAAATCTCAGAAGATACAACAATCCAGTTAGCTCCACCTCTTAATGTAGATTTGTGGATTTGTGCTGAAATTTGGTTGATTGCAGTAATCAAAGTTTGATTCCAATCTTTTTGAGTGTATTGAGTTAATGGGTTAGCGGTAGTACCTCTTTTCCATCCGTTGTAATCCCAACGTAATGTCCAAGCTGCACCTTTACGTAAGTCACGTAAAATTTCACGGTCAATTTCTGCCGCAACTTGCTCAGATAATAAAGCTGTTAATTCAGCTTCAGCATCGATGTTGTGGAATGCAGAAACGTCTTGTGCTAATTCAGGAGACCATTGTGCTCTTAGTTTTCTTTCTGTTACAGATACAGTTACTGACTGTAAGTCAAAAGAAACCTCACCAATTTTATCTTCGAACTCAAGTTCTTGATAAATTCTGTAAGTACATTTGAATGCTTGGTTGTAAAGAGTATTTGTTGGGTGTGCTTGTGTTGTAAAACCACTATAACCATCGATAGAATTAGCACCAATAGAACAAGGTACTTGTGTATCAATTTCTAAGTAAATTATACCATTAGCGTCACAAATATTATCATACGAACCACCATTACCACCTGGATTGGAACCACTTGTGTTAGGGAAGTTTGTAGTAGTTGTGGTACCGTATTGTACAATACCTTTACCATATTGTTGTGTTACAACTCTAAATAATAAAGGACCTGTACCAAGAGATGACCCCTGAGATGTTCCTGAGAATCCGTTACCAGATGCGTTAGTCACTAAAGTAACTTCAAGACCTGATAAAAATGCTTCAGTATCCATCTCATTACCATCAGGACCAATAAGTTTACCAGCACCTGAATTGTTGAATCCTGACATAGCAATAAGAACTTTTCTGAATTCCTGACTAGCACCATAACCTGTCTGACTTAAAGAACCTGAAACCCAAGCTTGAGTAGAAGCGGTGACTGTTCTAGCTGAAAAAGCACCTTTAGAGTAGTCGAATAATCCTGGTGGGTCTAAAGCCGCCTCGTTTCCTTCATAAAATCTATCATAAAGGTTTTTATCGTTAGCACCATAACCATCACCAATCCCTTGACCTGCAAATGCATCAGGAGAACCAAATGGAGGATAATGAGTACCACCATTTGTAGGGTCTTGTGTTGCTGTTCCGTTTACGTTATATCCTTGAATTTTAGGAATAAAGTAGAACAATTTACCAATTGGTAAATTCATAGCTTGTACAGACACGATGTCGTTAGCCAATAATTTAGAGAATACACGTCTTACGATTGGGAAAACTACAGTTTCGAATGAACCTGAGCTATCAGTCGCAGCCGCTTCGTTGATTAGGTGAGACGCTTGGTTTTCATATAATTGTGCCATGTTCTCTTTGATGTGTCCTTTAAGACCGTCTAGGAATCCTAATCTATCCCATTTGTTAATTGTATCTTCTTTGATAACTTTAAGGTGTTTTAAACCGATGTTACCAACAAGACCTGATTCTAATAATGCTCCCATTTTTTAATTTTTAAATGTAGGTTTATTTTTATTTATTTTATTTTTAACATCAAATCCTTCATTCTCATGAACTGAGGATTCTCATAAGTTTTGCTTTCAATCAAATTTGTTGCTGAACCTGTAGATGCTGTTTTTGTAATTTTTGATTCTACCGACTCTTTAACAACTTGGTTAGATTTTGAAGAACCTTCAAGTTCTGATTTGATTGATTTGTAAAGCGATTTTGATTCTTTTAAAGATTCAACGTTATCAAATCTTCTAAGAATGTTTATTTTTTCTTGTTTTGTTGTTGAATGTTCTGTAAACAATCTGGTTGAATAAGCTAAGTTGGAGTTAAATATTGCAACTTCGTTCAATTTGTTTCTAAAGAAATCCAAAGCTTTTTTGTATTCTTCATTTTTTTCTTTTAACAAATTTAATTCTTTGTTAACAGATTCTTTTCTCAATTGACTTGGTGCTGCTACACGGTCTCTTTCAGCCCTTCTTCGGTATGTTAATGTACGAGAAGCTTCTGTAGTTTCACCCGAAACATCATCCATTTCCATCATGTCATCGTCTTCCATCATTTCGTAATCCTTATAATGACCTCCAACATCTCCGATTTTGTGACCTCCTCGTCTTTTGTAATCGTGTTCGTTTCCGCCAAATTCAGAATCCATTTCCATGTAATCCATTTCTGTCATTTCAGTGTCCATCATGTTAGATTCATC